GCGGTTCTGCTATGCTTGGCATAATCCCCATATTTGGCGATATGGCAGGCAGTGCGGTGCGTGGCGTAGCCAATACAGCACAAACTGCAAGGGCTGCAAGAGGCGCTGAAGATATTTCGCAAGGGTCGCGCCAAACGGTATCACCAGGCGAGATTGGGTTTGATCCACGGTTTGACTCAAGGGTAAATGAGCAGGAAAGGATTAGCGGTAGCCAGTTCCGTTACGCTGAAAACCCGCAGGTAGAGATACCAGAGATAAGCATTTATGAATTAGAGGGTCAGCCTTTTATTCTTGGGATGGCAGACAGAACAGCCGCAGGAAGGTCTTTAACTGGTATTGATGATGTAACCTTTGACATGCCTGTTGATCTGCGAGGCGGCCAAGACTACATGTTTCACAACCCTGGTCAGGTGTGGGCAGCAGACAAAGGGCCGGTGTCGGCCATGCTAAACTCTGCGGCACAAATGTCGCCTGCGTCTATGCTTGGCGGTGTTGTTGAAAACCCATTATTCTTACCTTTCCGCATGGCTCCCTCTGGTGGCGACTACTCCACAATGGTGACTGACGCAATGCTGTCCTATGCGCGAAACAATATGACTAAGAAAACAATACGAGAAGCAAACAAGGATATAAAGAATATATTTCCTGCATTCAAGGGTATTGAAAATCCTGAAAGCATGGAGCAGTTGTATGGCGCTGGCGGCAATGTGAGAAAGGCTGTTCAGGGACTTCTAGATGTTAAATACAGAGACCGTGGCGGCATTAACATTGGTCAAGCAAGGCTTTCAGCTACTGATCCAGCGCAATATAGCGCAATGGATGTTGGGCTTGGTAACGTTGGCGTTATAGAACCCCAGCGCCCAAGGTTTACAGTCTCCGGTCACCCAACCTATGCACAGGGTATTCCAGGCTATGGGCTTGGCAGGCTACGGGAGCGTGATATTAGTGCTTTTGATCTTTTGCCAGACCTTGTGCGCCAGCGCGGTGTAAACATAAGCAACCCTGACCCACAAGAACTTTACACGCTACGGCGTGGTGTTCGTGGCGGCAGGATTACGGAAAGCGCACTACGAGGTATTGAGGCGAGGCGTAATTCGCCAACTATTGCTATACCTGATTAAAAATGGTAGATCCAAACTAGGCCACCAGACCTTTTCTGGGCATCTCACCTATAAGGGCAACTTATGACGCAACCAGCAGACTATGAATTTGAAGACTCTCCTGAAGATCAGGAGCCAATCGAAACAGAACAGGCTGAAGATCAAACCGACACTGAAGAAAGTGTCGAGGATGATGCCGAATCGTCAACGGATAGTGAGGAGACTCACGATAAACCAATATTTACTGAGAAACAGCAGCGCATTTTTGATGACGCAATCGGTAAAAAAACCTTTAAGCTCCGTGAAAAAGAGCGAGAAGCTGATGAATTACGAAAGCGTTTAGAAGTACTTGAGCGACCTGTAACTCAGTCGCGGCCTAACGTACCGGCTCTGCCTGACCCGTTTGCTCTTTCTGATGAAGAGTACAAGCGGCAAATCATGCACAGAGAGCAGGCGCTAATATCCGCTGCTGCCTATGATATGCGTATGCAAATGCTGCAAAACCAGCAGGCGCAGATGGTTCAGGAGGCAGCACAAAAGCAGCAAGAAGTGTTGGTCGAGAAGGTACAAAGCTACGCTCAGAGGGCTAAAACCCTAGGAGTTAGTGCTAGTGACCTTCAACAAGCAGGATCGATTGTAGGTCAGTTTGGGATTGATGATTCGCTGGTACAGTACATCATAGATGATGACCAAGGCCCGTTAATCACCAAGTATCTTTCGCAGAACATAGCTATGCTAGACAACCTGCGAAACATGCATCCAACCAGAGCTGCGGTCATGATTGCCACAGAGATCAAAGCGAATGCTGCGGCCCTTAAACCAAGATTGACAAACGCTCCAGACCCGATTCGAAGGCCACAGCCATCCGGCATACAGGCCAAACCAAGAGGGCCACAGGGGGCAACATTTGAATAGGTGAGGAAATGGCTAATAGTCTAAATAGTAACGTAACCCGTAAAGTTGCGCGTGTGTTTCTTGATGCATTTGAATCAGCTCGCGTAATCACTAAAACAGTCAACACGCAATTGTTGTCTGATAAATTTAACCCTTCAAGTGGTAGCACTGTGGACTTTAAGCGTCCGCACGACTACAACACCATCCGTACCGCTGGCGGTGACATCTCTGTCTCAACAAAGAGTGAAATCATTGCTGGTAAGGCAACTGGTACGGTACAGAACTACTTTACTGCTGCAACCGAATGGGGCAACGTAGAAGAGGCTCTGGAACTTGACCAGCTAGATGACATTCTGGCTCCCATGGCTAAACGTATTGTGACTGACCTAGAGGTAGACTTTGCTAAGTTTATGCTTAACAACTCTTCTTTGCGTTATGGCACACACGGCACAGCAGTAGATGCTTGGTCTGATGTAGCTGGCGCTGGTGCAACAATGGACGCGATTGGTATCGATCCGAGCACCGAGCGTTTCTACCTGATGAACCCATTCACTGTGGCAACACTGGCGAGCGCACAAACTGGCCTGACTGCTGTTGACAGCTTGGTTCGTACAGCGTGGGAAAATGCTCAGATCAGCACCAACTTTGGTGGCCTGCGAGCATTAAGCGCAACCACAATGGCGAGCTTTACATCAAGCACTGGCGCAGATCGTGCTGGTACGCTGACCGCTGCACCTAACGCAACCTATTTGGCTGCAAAGGACACAATGACCCAGTCTCTGGCTGTCACTGCCTTGGAACCAAACATGGTTGTTAAGGCTGGCGAACTGGTAACCATTGCTGGAGTGAACAGGCTTAACCTGTCAACTCGTCAGCCAATGATTGACGAGGCTGGCGCTACTGTGGCGTGGACTGGCGTGGTCACTGCTGATGTAACTTTAGGTGCATCAGGCGATGGCACACTGGTCGTTGCTGGGCCTGCAATCTTTGAGGCTAACGGTCAGTACAATACTGTAACGGCTGCGCCTGCTAACGGCGCTGTTATTACAATTGTATCGACAACAGCAACGCTGTATCAGCCCAACCTGTTCTACGCCAAGCAAGCGTTTGGCATGGGAACTGTCAAGCTGCCAAAGTTGTACTCAACTGACACGGTTGCAACTACCTCTGATGGTATGAGCATTCGTATCAGCAAGTACTCATCGGGTGACGCTAACAGCCAGAAGATTCGTTTCGACCTTCTGCCTGCTTATGCATGTTTCAACCCAACAATGTCCGGCCAAGGCTTTGGTCGCGCATGATGATATGAAGCAAGCGCACTCCTGTTAACCGCAGGGGTGCGTAGGCTTTAAAAACAGCGGGTGCGTCATGGCAAAACCTAAAGACCCAAGACTAACCAAGGCAGGCGTAACCGGCTATAACAAGCCAAAGCGCACTCCAAGCCATGCCACAAAATCCCACGTTGTTGTTGCCAAGTCTGGCGATCAAATAAAGACTATTCGTTTCGGACAGCAAGGTGTCAGCGGCTCACCAAAAAAACAGGATGAGTCTGATGCAAGCAGGGCTAGACGAAAATCATTCATGGCAAGGCATCGTGCTAACATAGCTAAAGGCAAGATGTCAGCAGCATATTGGGCTGCTAAGGAGAAATGGTGAGCACAAGTATCTGGATTAAACCAAGCGGCACAGAGGTTGAAGTTGATGAGGGTAGCGCAATTGTGGCTGCTAACCTTGGTTGGAAGCGCAAAGAGCTAAAGCAGGCAGCGCCGGTTGCTGTGGCAGCAAGCGAGCCAAAACGCAAGGGCAGGCCGAGGATTGAGAAATGAGAGGGCTGTACGCCAATATTGCGGCAAAGCGAAAGCGCATCAAAAAAGGCTCTAAAGAAAAGATGCGTAAGCCCGGCTCCGAAGGCGCTCCTACAGACAAGCAGTTTAGGGCTGCGGCTAAGACTGCAAAACCAAGGTTTGAATAATTATGGCGACTGTTGCTCAGGTAGCGAAGGCATCATTGCAATCAATTC